GAAAATGGTTCGACATTCAGGATGATATGCTCGATGAAGACCCTAGCGATGCCGAGTATATTCGTAACTTGTTGCAAGAGGACCTGGAGAAAACAGGCGTGAAAGATGCAGTCTGTGAGGTCTTTTTGAACGGGGCAGTATATGGAACGGGTATAGGTAAGATAGTTGTTGATCAGACTATCGAGAAAGCTCCCGCAGAGATGCCCGTCGCAGGCACTCTCACTACCACTCGGCATTTGGTCGAATACCCTTCCATTGATGTCCGCATCGAAGCCATATCCCCCAAAGAATTTCTAATAGACCCTGCCGCAAACTCGATAAACGATGCTTTGGGCGTTGCTCACGAGGTTATTAAGCCTAGATACCATGTGGTAGAGGGCATACGCTCTGGTATTTACAGAGATGTACCCCTGGATGGTGATTATTCCACCGCTAAACTTGGCTACGATCCCGAAACCAGACAGGCAGATGAGTCAGATTCGGTAAAAATATGCGAATATTGGGGCAAAGTACCTAAAAGATTCCTCAAGAAGAGCGCTGACAAGGATGATTTCGAGTATTCCAAGAAAGATGAGCTAGTAGAGGCGGTTGTTACCATCTGTAATGACGAATACATCCTCAGAGTCGAGGAAAACGCCTTTATGATGGAGGATAGACCCTTTATCAGCTACCAACACGACATAATCCCCAATAATTTCTGGGGTAGAGGTGTTTGCGAGAAGGGTTTTAACCCCCAAAAGGCATTGGATGCCGAGATGAGGGCGAGAATTGACTCACTAGCGCTTACAACCACTCCAATGATGGCGGCAGATGCCACCAGGCTCCCTAGAGGCGTTAAATTCGAGGTAAGACCTGGCAAAACTGTCCTGACCAATGGTTCTCCTCGTGAGGCAATCATGCCTTTGGATATGGGACAAACGGACCCCACTACATTCAATCAGGTAGCCAGCCTACAGAACATGATTCAAATGGGTACAGGCTCCACCGATACTGGTGCCGCCCAGAACGATACCGCAAGTGGTATGTCCATGATGCAGTCTGCTGCAATCAAGAGACAGAAGCGTACATTGATGAATTTCCAGAACACATTCCTTATTCCCATGATCAACAAGTGTATGTGGCGCAAGATTCAGTTCGATATAGAACGCTACCCTGTAAGTGATTATAAATTTATACCCTATTCGACTATGGGCATCATGGCAAAAGAGCTGGAAATGACCCAAATGGTACAAATGCTGCAAGCGATTCCCAAAGACTCCCCCGCCTTCAATGTTATTTTACTGGCAATGTTCCAGAACTCCTCTATTCACAACAGAGACCAGATTGTCAATGCGCTTATGCAGGGCAACGAGCCAGACGAACAGCAAATGCAGATTGAACAGATGGGTGTCGAACTACAAATGCAACAACTACAAGCCGATATTCAGAAAACATTGGCAGAGGCGGAAGAAGAGAAAGCCAAGGCGGTTAAATGGACTGCTGAAGCACAAGCAGATGCCCCGAATGAGATTAATATCCAGGAGAAGATACTCAAACTTCAAAAGGATGCCATTGGCTTAGAGAAAATTGCAGTTGATATTGAAAACAAACGCTCTGAAACCATGAGAAACATTCCTGAAGTGGAACATCTCAAATCAGAAACTATTTTAAATTTAGCAAAGGCAAGAGAAGCTGGAACTAAAGCAGCAATAAGCACAATTCAATAGACTGAAAACCATCTATGCCAAAAGAAGATGAACAGTTTTTAAAAGACAGGTTATCAATGATGGAGTCAGAAGGCTGGCTCGACCTCATTGAGGACTTGAAAGACCTTGAACAAAGTATTCTAAACATAGACGCTTTGGACAATGAAAATGACCTTTTCAACGCAAAGGGTCAGTTGCACATCATAAGATTTTTACTGAGCTTAGAGGATGCAACAAAATTCACTTTAGATCAATCTCAATAAGACCTTTCTAGGCTCTTAAAGAGACTCTAAAACACTTATAACTTCACAACCCCGCTAGGGGCGAGGACAGACCATTATGACGATAGTTGTAGATGACGCTTCAGGCGTTAAAGACCAGGCAACAGAAACACAGGAAGTAGGTGAACTAGAAACAGGAGCAGTTGAAGCCTCTCAAGATTTAATCGAGGAAACAACCGAAGCTGTTGAACAGGAATACCAACCACCTGAAAAGTATGCTGGTAAATCTCTGGAAGATGTAATAACGATGCATCAGAACGCAGAGAAAGCGATAGGCAAACAGGGACAAGAAGTTGGTGAACAGCGAAAACTGATCCAAAGCCTAATCGAAGCAAAAAATACTACACAAACTAACGCACCACCAGAAGAAAAGACTACTTTTGAGGATCAATTCTATTCAGACCCAGCGCAAGCTGTCAATTCTGCCATAGAAAATCACCCATTAGTGGTTGAGGCAAGAAAGGAACGACAAGTTCAACAGCAACAGCATCAACTTTCTGTGCTGGAGAAAGCATACCCAGATTGGCAAGATAGAGTTGGAACTAAAGAGTTTCAAGATTGGGTAGGTTCATCAGCAATCAGAACCGAGATGTTTCGTAAAGCAGACTCAGAATATAACCCAGACTATGCTATTGAACTCTTTGATATGTACGACAAAATCAACATGATTGACAAAACCAAAGAGGTAAAAAAGCAAGAGACGGCTAAAAGAGATAAGGCTTTAAAGAAAACAAGTAGCGAGACTCGTTCAACAAATGACTCCGTAGGTGGGAAAAAAATATACCGTAGGGCTGATCTAATCAACCTACAGGTATCAGACCCTAACCGTTATGCCTCATTGGCTGATGAAATTCATTCGGCTTATGCGGAGGGTAGGGTGAAATAACATTTATAAAGGAGAAGTAAAATGGCTTTAGGCACAAATAATACGACTGCTGCGGTTGCCAATAACTTCATCCCAGAACTCTGGTCAGATGAAGTTATAGGTGCGTACAAGTCGAATTTAGTCATTGCTAATTTAGTTACTAAGCTATCTCACAAAGGTAAGAAAGGTGATACGATTATCTTCAATGAGGAAGTTCTACACAGACGATGCAGGTTATGCACTTGCTACTCAAGTAGACACTAAATTGGGTACTTTATGGGAAGCCTTACAAGGCGGAACAGTTGGTGGTGATAATGCAGCATCATGGGAAACTGCGTATATTGGTTCAACTGGTACTACATTGTATACTGGTAACTCATCTAACGCAGCAGACATTACTGATGCTGGAATCAGAGCATTAATGCTAAAACTAGATAATGCTGATGTACCAATGGACAATCGTTCTTTGATTGTTCCACCAGTTGCAGCTAATGATATGCTGGGTATCAGCAGATTTACTGAACAACAGTATATCGGTTCTGGTGATGCTATCCGTACTGGCAAGATTGGTATGATATATGGTGTAGATGTATATATATCTACTAATGTACCAACTACTACTCAATCGGGTGGTGGTGGTGCTACAGACCGAGTAGGATGCTTGATGCACAAAGATGCTCTAGTTCTAGCAGAGCAGCTTGGGGTGCGTTCTCAAACACAATATAAGCAAGAGTACCTTGGTGATCTATTCACTTCAGATACTATTTATGGAGTTGCAGAACTTCGTAACGATGCTGCTGTTGCGTTTGTAGTACCTGCTACTTAATCAGTAGTTAGTTAATCGTAACCCCTTCTAACGAGGGGGTTATTCTGAACTAATTATTGGTAAGTACTATGCCTTTTTACGACTATCAATGTAAACATGGTCATGTCTTTGAAGAGATGTGTTCTATGTCAGACAGAAATCGAAAGAAAGAATGTCCAGAGTGTGGTGAAAAAGGTAGTTTTGTAATATCAGTCAATAAATCTCGCCCCCACTTTGGAAATCAAGACACTCTCTGGAATATGAGAGAACGCAAACGCACAAGCGAAACAGACAAGAAAGGTAACTATAGGAATAAATTTAGTGGACATATTTAAAAA